GTTGACCGTTAGGACCGATAAGTTTACCAGCACCTGCAGATGCGAAACCTGACATAACAAGAAGAACTTTTCTGTAAGAGTCAGTTCCGTAACCTGAAACTACTAACTCGTCACCTACCCAAACGACAGTTCTGTTACCAGCTGTGATTGAAGAGAATTGACCTTTAGAGTAGTCGTAAAGACCTGGTGGGTCCAAAGCTGGTTCGTTACCTTCGTAGAATCTATCGTAAAGGTCTTTCTGTACGTTGTAGTCATAACCACTGTTTGGAGTTTGACCTGCAGCAGCGTTTGGTGAACCGTAAGGAGCCCAGTGCTCGTTAGCGTCAGCACCTGTGTATGACTGAATGTTTGGTACAAAGTAGAACAATTTACCGATAGGTAAGTTCATAGCTTGTACTGAAACGATATCGTTAGCTAAAAGTTTTGAGAAAACACGTCTAACGATAGGAAACACAACTGTTTCGAAAGAACCTGAGTCAGCAGTAGACGCAGCTTCGTTGATGAGGTATGATGCTTGGTTTTCATATAACTGAGCAACGTTCTCTTTTAGGTGGCCTTTCAAGCCTTCTAGGAAACCTAATTTTTCCCATTTGTTAATAGTATCTTCTTTGATAACTTTAAGGTGCTTAAGACCAATGTTACCAACAAGACCTGATTCTAATAATGCTCCCATTTTAGTATTTGATTTTGTTTTTTTAGTTTATTTATTTTTTAGAGTTTTGCCATTAAATCTTTAATTCTTAAGAATTGTGGATTTTCATAAGCTCTAGATTCGATTAAACTTGTTGAAGAACCTGAACTTGCTTGGTTGTTGATTTTTCTTTCAACACTTTCATTAAGTCCTTGTGTCTCTACTTTTGAAAGTTCATCTTTCATTGTCTTGTAGAGTTGTTTTGATTCTTTCAAAGTTTCTGCTGAGTCAAATCTTCTAAGAATGTTAATCTTTTCTTTTTTTGTAGTAGAGTGTTCAGTAAACAAACGTGTTGCATATGCTAAGTTTGAATTAAAAACAGCAACTTCATTCAATTTTTCTCTGAAAACATTTAATGCTTTTCTGTATTCTTCATTTTTCTCTCTTAGCACTTTCATTTCTGCTTCGATAGACTCAACTTTGACACCATTGTCTGTGTAATTGTAGTTACGATTATTTGTAATACCTTTTCTCAAACCTCTACCTTCTTTAGAACCAAAACCATAAGTTCTAGCAGCTTCTTTAGTTTCAGTTTTTTCGTAGTCTTTGTAGTGACCATCTTTTTCGCCAGCTTTCTTTTCAACACCGTTTACTTTATTTCTTTTGTATTCGTGTTTCTTAGAACCCCAACCTTCTTTGGTCTCTCCTTCTCCTTCTTTAAACTCAAACTTAGCTTTACCAGTTCCCATTTTAGTTGGTCCTTGTTTTTTGTGGTCGTCAAATCCTTTTTTTGGTAATGATTTACCATACTTGAATTTAGGACTTCCCATACCAACGCCTTTAGGTTTTACAGTCATTTTTGCTTCTTCGAGGTTGTAATCTTCAGAACCTTCTTCCATTTCGTCATAAGATTCTTCCATCTCATCATAAGATTCTTCCATTTCCTCTTCTGAACTTTCTTCCATTTCATCTTCTTCGTCCATAACGATTTCATACATAATTTCGTCCTCTTCTTCCATTTCTTCTTCGTTGTATTCGCCTTCAGCGTACAATGCGTCTAAAACAGCTTCAAGGTCTGTATCTTTTTCATCCAATTCAGATTCTTCCATTTCCATTTCCATTTCTTCTAATTCATCTTCTTCCTCTTCATTCATTTTAACGAGGTATTCAACATCTTCATCAGTATCTTTGATGTGAACGTCGTCACCGTCTTTTTTAACGATAATTCCGTCTTCATCTCCCATACGTTTGAAAATTGCCAAAATTTCTTCATCAGAAGCATCTGTCAAATCAATAGTTTCATCATCATCTTCGAATTCGATGTCATCCATCGTCTCCATATCTGAATCATCAGAATCCATTTCTAGTTCATCAGCATCAACTTCCATTGAGTCGTCATCGACATCAACGTCTGTCATTGCATCAAGCTCAATCTCATCTTGTTCAGATAGAGACTCTTTTACCAACTGACTGATTTCTTCCTTCATAGTTGAAGCAAGTATTCCTTTTGCGTTTTCGGCTATAACATTCTCCACATTTCTCATTTGGAGCAAAGCCTCTTCTACTAAATCTTTTTGCGACATAGAATTTTTTTACTATAAATACTGCACAAACAACAAAAAATTAACTTTGCTAACACACAAATTTTTATAGAAAAAAAAAGGGGAGTAAAAACTCCCCAATTTATTATTCGATAACTTCGTCAATTTTACTCTCAACGATTGCCGTTATTCGCCAATCGTGTTGAAAACCTGTATACTTTTCAGTCACTTTAGCCTCAACGTCTGTGGGAGAATATCCTTTTACAAGTTTTTCTTCTCTCATTTTTTTTAATCTTCCTGAGTTTTCATCGGGTAACTCATAAACAACTTTCGCTACAAAATATTTTTCATCCATATGTTTAAATTTATTTACCCAAATAATCGGTTAATCTTTTCATTAAATCAACTGACTTGTCCAAACCTTTTGCTTCTTGATGAACTTTTCTTTCCTCATCGAGGTTTTCTTCGTAGTTATTACGGTCTTCAGGATTCGAAAACAGATATGCTCCAGGAGTTGATGGAGATGAAACCAAGTCAAAACAAATCAACTCAAAATCATCCTGAACTTCATTTTGTTCACCAACTTTTTTTAACGACCCAACACCACGTGATGAAACACCCATAGTTACTCCCTGTCTCATTAAGTTAGCTGCAATATCTCCCTTGGTTGATACCACACCACTCTCGTGAAAACCAGGTGAAGTCAATAATTTGAGTTTACCCATCAAAATGTTACCATCCCACCACACATCAGTGATTATGTGAGAAACTCTGTCTAAGTCGATTAGAGATGACTCAGGGTGGTTTAATTCTGATGTTGATAATCCTTTTTTAATTGCGGTCTTATATCTTTCAGATTCTCTTTTTAATATTCTTTCAGGATAGACACGACCATTTCTATTTGGTACACCATATTTTTGTAAAACGGCATAAAACTCAAAAGGATTTCTATAATCAATCTCTTTTTGTTCTTTGATAAAATCTTCATTCAATCTATCCTTCGGGTTTACGTAACCAGCATCCATTTCAATTAGAATACCTTTACCCGTCTGATTAGGTCCCAAAATTTTCATATTAGTTTTCTATTTCACAATAAATATACTTATTTAGATAGTTTGGTACGTTTCTGAATTTTTAGACAAGGAAAAATTAAAATGTCTGTTGTTAATAATGTTTTCTCTGTAAATTTTCTTTATAATGTTTTTAACAGATTCTTTTATTTCATTCGATTTGAAATCCAAAGAACTATTAGTGTACAAGTTAACTTCCAAGTTCATAAATGATTTTTTATCTTTTCTGATTCCACTTGTTCTGAGGTCTAAATCGACTATAAAATTTTCCCTGAAAAGTTGTTTGTCCAAAGATGAAAAAACAGAATGTTTTATTGAACGTGTTAAAGTATTAACTACATTAGTCCAACTATCTTTGTCTTCCAATGGTGTGACCCAAGTTTGAATGTTTATGTAAATTGATTTGAGTTCTTTTGAATCAACTGTACCGTAAAATGTTTTAAGTGAATCGTACTGATTAATACTAATTGTCTTTCCCTTCTTCATAGGGTTTTTTTATACCACATAGTTTATTTTGAAAAAAAATAGTAAATCTTTTTACATATTCCAAATATATGTATAATATATGCTTGTAGTAAAAGTTGACTCAAATATTGAAAAAGCCTTAAAGACCTTAAAATCTAAGGTTATCAAAACAAAACAAAACCAAAGATTGGTTGAACTAAAAGAATTTGAAAAAAAATCTGTTAGAGAAAGAGAAAAGATGAAAGTAGCAAAACACCTTCAATACCTCAGGACTCAGTCAGAGAAATAGATTGTTCTAATTGTTTAAGTCTGATATAATTAACTTGTTCGTAATTTTCCATCTTAATTTTTTCGATAGTCTCAACTAATTTTTGTTTCATCTCATCCTCGTTTTCTTTCTCCAAAAGATTTTCTAACTTAGAAACTGTAGATTCTTTTATTTGAAAAAATTCTTTTTCCAAATCCTCTGGTCTACTAGCTAGTATATGAAATACTTCTTTTTTTGTTGATTCATCCAAATTTTCCAAATAACTTTGAATAGTCTGATTGGCTATGTTTACCATAGACTTTAATGGAATTTCAATTGATTCTTTTACGGATATAGTATTTGATTTCAAACTTTCCAATATTTTCTTCTTGGAAATAATTCTTTCTTTCAAATTAATGTTTTTGAAATAAACTAAATTATCTAAATCTTGGTAATTGTTATTTACCTTTTCCCCCATTTTAGGTAAACTAACGTTTTCAATTAAATGTCTAATTAATTCAATACCTTCGTTAAGATATAATTCGGCATCTTCAGCAGACAAACCCTGTGGTTTGTACAAGTCATCGTACAAAGAGTACAACTTAGAAAAGTTTTTATTTTCGAGAATATTGTGTTTGAATTCTCTGAGAGTTTTTTTGAAATGTGCAGAGTTATTGTAAGACTCTACTAGGTTTTTTTCAACAACAGATTTTATTTGTCCAAAGGTCATCTTAAGGGGATTTTCCAATAAATATTAGGAGTTGAGTAACTTATTCAGTTCTTCCTCAATTTTTCCTAAACTTTGTTGTCCGACTCCCAAGTCTAACCATTTTTTACTGTACATATCTGACTCTAAAAGGATATTCATATCACGATTTTTTGTAGACTCAGGTGTAATTTCTCCTGGAGGGGGTGTTGGTGGTTCTCCTCCTCCGAGTTCACCTCCTGGGGGTGCGGGTACTTCTCCACCGCCTAAATCTCCACCGGCAAATGCTCCACCCAATTCAGGTGGTCCTCCCGCTTCTTCTCCACCTGGCGCTGGTGTACCTGCAGGTGCTTTACCTGTTCCATAAAGTTTGTCAATGTTATCGAATATACCTGTTTTAACAATAACAGTTGGAGTGTTTTTAAGTTCTTCACCAACAGCTTTTTCCATTCTTTGTTGTAATAAATCAACTCTGATTTCATCATCAGACCATTGGAATAAGTGTTTCTTTGCCCAAGTTGATGACGTTGCGGCAATACCTGTGCCAGGGTCAGAAACCATATCTTTATACAACAACATTTTTTCTTTCCAAATGTCAATCTTAAGAAGGTCAGCCTGTGTAGATGGGTTTGTAAGTCCTAAAGTAAAATTGGAAATTTCTTCATCGAACCCCAACAAGAATAAGTGGATGATTGCAATTTTGTTCAACTCTTGGACCATAGATTTTTGAATTCTATTGATTGTTCTTGCAAAACGAATATCCATAAGAGCTAAACTCTTTCCATCACCAACCACTTCTTCAAATCCAAGGAATGCTTTTGGTATACGAAGTGCAGTAACAAGTTTCTTTTGAAGGTATTCAATGTCCGCAATTTCTGACAAGTTCTGAGCTCCCGCTAATGTGTCAATTGGGTTAGGTGCTGCAGGGTCACGTACAGGAATAAAGTAATCTTGGTCAACGGCCATTTGGTTGAATCTCATATCAACCTGACCTGTTTTACTGTCAACAATTTGTTCTCTTTTGAACTTGTTAGCAACACGTTGTACATAAGCCTCAACGTCGTCGTCGTTCATATTTCCTACGTAGACTTTAAATACTCTACGTTCTGGGGCTCTTGAAGTACGGTAAATTAACATCGCGTCCTCCGATAATAGAAGTTGTTTCCAAATTCTACGGGACTTTTCCAACATTGACGTACCATACGGCAATTTTCTATCGTCACCTAATAATCTAAAGTGACCAATTTCCCAAGGTTGAAATTCCATATTTCTGGCTTTCCAATAAAATTTCAATCCTTTTTGTTCATCCTCTTTTTTGATTTCATAGTTAGAACCATTCATCAAACCTCTCTCAATTCTTTCGACTTCAACGTTTGGTAATTGTTGACAACCAATAACCCCACCTTCAGGGTCTAATCTCAAGTAAATAAAGTTGTCACCATACTTACAAGTGTTACGAGTCCACATAGGTAAGTTGGTGTTAATATCTAAATTGTTGTTGAATAAATCCGCTAAAACAGATTTAATTCTTTTTGACTCAGAATAAATTTGAAGAACAAAACCATCCTCATTTGGGGTTGTCGATTCTTCGGCATAGATATCGAGAGCGGCTGAAATCTCAGGAGTATATTCCATCGATTCATAGTCGTAATACGAAGCCAATCGGTTCGGTTCATAGTAGACCGCTTGTGTATATAAATTACTTTCTACTTTAGCAAATTGACCAGCTAAGTATGAAGTCTGACGTGCCTGTAATTTTTCTTTTTCGTATTCAGCTTTGTCTGTAGTTCTTAGAAGTTCTTTTTTGTCAAATTTATATACGGGAAAATCCTGACTCATAAGTGCGTCAGGTCCCATAGCCCTACCTAATCGTTGCCATATAGTAAAATTTTTATCACTCATTAGTTATAAATTTACTTGTATTACTCTTTTTATAAATACTACTTAGGACCAAACAACCATCTATATTGTTCATAATCATTTCGGGTTGGGGTATAGTGTTTACTAGTTTTGGTCATTGAACCTGGTGTTTGTGGTATTGAAGGATTGAAAAACTTGGACTGGTCTTTATTTTCAGAAACCATAGTAGTCCAAGAATCTAACATAGACTTCGTATGATTTTCTACTTTACTCAATGAAGGAAAAGCCGCCTCAGCAGCAAAACACGCCATCGAAATACCCATAATACAGTCATCGTGGTGACCTCTTTGGTGGTCTGGTCTCCCATTAATGTACACAAAAGTTCCCATTTCGTTCAAAAGTCTTGATGAACGTATTTGGAATTTATGTCTGATAGCCTCCTCAAATGACGCAATTATTTGTACTCTTTTCGCGTTAAAATTAATACCAGGAATTTTTTCTTTCAACTTTGGGTCGTATTTCCATTTGTTAGCAAAATCAACACCCTCAATATAAAAATTCTCATATCCAAGTTCTTGTAATTTTCTCGCAGTTGCAACCCCCATACCACCTGTCAAATCCGTAATACATAGTGCACTGTACATAATACCCCATTTATAAGCTATTTCAGCTAACACATCGGGGGGTATTTTCCCAACAAATTCCAATACTTGTTCACGTGCATCAAAATCAATAATTTGAATACTTGAAAAATCTTCTGAATCTCCTCTTGATACGTCTACACCCATAACATATCTATGTCCATTTTCAGGTTCTTTCCAAATCCATAATTGATTTGCCATCAATTTAGCGTTTGGTTCTTTGATAAAATTTTGAGAAATTTCCTGTAGGGTATTTGAATCAAATACGTTATCACCCGAACCTAAAAAGTTACACTCTAATTCTTGTGCAACTTTTCTACGGTCGTATTTAAGTTTTTTTACCATCGCCTCAAACCAACTTGAACAGGGTTTAAATCCATCTGTTAAGTATATTTGGAGACTTGTTAAACTTCTATCCTGAATGTCAATATCTTGAAGGCTAATGATGTTTTCAGAACTATATTCTTCTTTGTTAAGTAGGTAATGAACGATGTCTTTGGTTTTTACCATATACAAATCCTTTGTATATCTTGGGTCCCTATACCAATACATTTCAGTAATTTTAAAATCATTCATTCCTCTTAAGGCCTGGTCATAAATTTCATAATAGATTGGGTCATATCCGTTTGGGGTAGAAATTACAATAACTTTACCACCTGTAGAAAGTGACGCCATACAAGCCGCCCAAAAATCGCTGTCGGCCTCAATAAACGCCGCCTCGTCGAATATTAACACGGTTGGACTATAACCACGAAGTGCGTCTTTAGATGTTGCCACAGCTTTAACTTCACAACCATTGGATAGTTTAAAGTGACGTGCAGAATTCTTTTCACCTGAAAATCCAATACCAACCCAATTTGGCCATTGTTCCGTAAAAGCACGAATTTTATTGGCAAATTCTACGGATGTTTCCAATTTGTTCGCAATAATAAGAATTTTTTCAGGTTTTTCTTTTCGTGCAAAAGCTAATTTTTTACTAGCCCACGCAGCGG